AAGGAGATTGGGAAATTCCTTTTGAGAATGCCAAACATTTAGCAATAGAAAAATTACAATACGAAGAAAAGATATTTATGAAGTTTTTTGTTGCTGGTATAATGCTTGGAAAACAAGATAGTGATTTTGATTTAGATGAAGAATTTAAAAAATTTATCAATAAAAATTTTACCAATTAAAAGTGCGTTGGCTTTTTTCTTTTTGTTTTTCCTTCACGGAACTTCAATTGGAAACGGTCAGCAAGGCATTTCATATAACGTATTGCAGCCTTATTTAGTGCGGGCTTAATAGCACTGAACCACATTAAAAAGCACAAAATTATGAATACCGAAAAATTGTCAAACGAAGCGAAAACCCCCGCATTGAATAAGGGTGCTGTTATGCCCCGTTTATCTGTTTCTGAATGGGATGGGCTAACAGATTATAGACCTCCAATATTTGAACAATACGAATTTCAATTAGAGGGGCAAGACCCGAAAACAGACAAAGGAATATACATTGCAGGGCTAAATTATGCACGTGAAATAGTTGGAGACCCACACAACAGTAAATGGGTTGAACGAAGGAAATTAACAGATGCTTTTGAAATGGGTATCGAATATGCCAAACGCTTCTTAAATGGGGCATAACATGAAGTAAGGTAACATTCTTTTTCACACAAATTGACAGATTTAAAAGCCGTTTAGCAATGAACGGCTTTTTTTTGTTAAATATTTTCAGAATTATTAGGTGGAATAAAAATTACCATTACATTTGTAAAAATAATTCACATAAAAATGGCAAGACCTAAATCAGAAGTAAAGAAAAAAGTAAAGCGTTTCTCAATAGAGTTTGAAGAAAAGCGAGTTAAAAAGTTCGGAAAAGGCAATTTAGAAAAAGGTAGCAGAAATGTTTACGCTATTCTAAGAAAAGCCTTTGATGATGCAGAACAATTAAATAATTTAAACGAACCAATTAATTAGGATTTATGACAAAGACATTTTCTTTAAAACAGTTATTTTCATTAGTAGATGGTAGATTGTCAACTAACATTGGTGATGTTTACGAAATGCTAAACCATATTTGTGATGATGATTTAATGACACATCATTTGCCCGTAGCGAGTGATTATGTTAAAAGCAAAAATCCTAAATGGTTCATAGACGTTAAAGCAAAAATTGACATTTTAAAATCAAAATTTGGGAATGATTTTTCAACTATTATGGAAGCGATTGATAGTGGTTATAATGAGAAGTTTGAAATTCCACAATTGAAAGATGAATTTGAGATTTCGGATTTTCCACGATACATGGTTGATAACAGTTTACTTTTAAAAAAGCTAAAAAACAAATCCCATGAATAAGCAAGTAATAATAACCGACCCGGACGACGAGCAAAAAGGCACTTCTATTTACTCAAATTTAGGAATTAGAAGCACAGTTCAGGCAGTTCCAAAACCGAGTTTTAACGAATGGACTAAATCAGTTTATTTATCAACAAGACAAATAACCCGTTAATTAAACATTTATGTCAACAACAGAAACAAAACTTGAAGATAAAACGCATTGGAAGCGGTTAATAAATCCAGATTACTTAGGGGCGCATTCAGTTGTCCCGGGTAAAGATATGGTTCTTACGATTAAATCAGTTGTTCGGGAAATGGTAAAGGGGCAAGGTGGCAAAAAAGAAGAATGCACCGTAGCTAAATTTGTCGAGCAAGTAAAGCCAATGATCTTGAACCGAACAAACTGCAAAACCATTACTTCACTTTACGCAACGCCTTACATCGAAGATTGGGGAGGTAAAAAAATATCTGTTTTTGCTACAACGACAAGTGTGGCGGGTGAAACGGTTGAATGTTTACGCATTCGTCCTGTCATTCCAAATAAAGAATTACCAGAACTTACACCCGAACATCCTAAATGGTTGGAAGTAAAAGAAAAACTAAAAAACGGTGAAGCAGAAATTTCGGTAGTAAAAAAACATTTTAAACTAAGCCCAGAGAATGAAAAATCAATCATTGAGTGAACAATTTACGGAGGTAATTAAAGAATGGGAAAACCTACGTTTAGGTAAGTTTACCGCCTCACAAATCCATAAGCTATACGGTAACGGGAAATCGAAAGACAAGTTATTTTCAGATGGTGGCATAACATATATCTACGAAACAGCCGGGGAAATTCTGACAGGCGAAAAGGCAAGCCGATTTGAAGGTAACGCAGCTACGGAATGGGGACAAATGTACGAACCGATTGCCATTGCCAAACTTGAGGAAACAAACCTGTGGGAAATTGAACACTACGGAAACAACAATCCTGTTTTCAATCCGTTTCCTTATGCAAAAAATTACGCCGGCGGTTCTCCTGACTTTTGGGTAAATCAGTCAAAGTTGATCGGTGAGATTAAATGTCCAATCAATACGTCAATACACCTTAAAAGGCTTCGATATAAAACACAGCAAGACCTTTTAAAAGAAGAACCGGCCATCTATGGGCAAATTCAATTCAATATGCTTTGTGCCGAAAGTTGTGAGCGTGGTTTGTTTGTTAGTTTTGACGACCGTGTAAAGCATGAATCAATGAAGTTGATACAACTACCAGTCGAACATGATTTTGAGTACCAAGAAGGCATTGCAAATAAGTTGATGCTTGCCATTACAGAACTTCATACAATCGTTCCAAAAGAATTAATTAAGTAACACATATACATCAAATAAAAATGAGTGATTTAGTAAAAGTAAACCCGGAAGAATTTGGATTGACTACGGAAACGGCTCAAAACATTTCAGCCCAATTTCAGCCGATGCTGGATAAAATGGTTGAACTTGAAAAAGAGTACAACGAAATCGTATTACTTCCAAAAGAAGATGCCGAAACCATTAAAAAGGCTAAAGACTTGCGTTTGCGTTATGTAAAAGTAAGAACAGGAACCGCTGAAATCCACAAAACACAAAAGGCCTTTTATTTAAACGGAGGCCGTTACGTAGATGGATGGAAGAATGCACAGATTTTCGCTTCACAAGGTAAAGAATCGGCATTAGAAGCGATTGAAAAGCATTTTGAAAACCTTGAAAAAGAACGTATCGAAAAACTAAATGCGGTTCGTACTGAACTTATGCGGCCTTTTGTAGAAGATGTAACGGCTTTGAGTTTTGGAACAATGGATGAAGATGTATTCCAAGCATATTTAAAAGCCAAAGAATCGGCATACAATGACCGTATCGAAGCCGAAAAAAAAGCCGAAGAAGAACGTATTGCAAAAGAAAAAGCAGAATCAGAAGCACGAGAAGCGCAGCGTATCGAGAACGAGCGTTTGAAAAAAGAAGCGGAAGAACGTGAGGCATTACTTGAGCAAGAGCGTAAAGCTGCGGCCGAAAAATTAGCTGCCGAAAAAGCGGAAGCGGATAGAATTTTAGCCGAAGAAAAAGCGAAATCCGATGCCGAAAACAAACGCATACAAGCAGAAGCGGATGCAAAATTAGAAGCGGAACGCAAAGCGGCAAAAGAAGCAGCCGACAAAGCAGCCGAAGAAAAAGCGAAAGTTGATGCTGAATTAAAAGCTAAAAAAGAAGCTGAAGAAATGGCTGCTCAAGAAAAAGCTGCTAAAGATTTAGGCGAGAAAAAAGCAGCCGAAAAGTTAGCCAAAGCACCTGTTAAAAAACAGTTGTCTGCATGGGTAAATACTTTTGAAATACAAGAATTAGCTTTAGAAAACGATGTTAAAAAAGACATTGAAGCTAAATTTAAGGCTTTCAAAAAGTGGGCAAAAGAACAAGTTGAATTAGTATAGGTTCAGGTGTATAAAATGGCGGTTATTGAAACAGCCGCCATTTGCTAAAATTAAAAAGTATGAATAAGGTATCAGTAATTAGAGATATTAGATTAATTGACAGGAAAATAAAAAGGTGCAAAAGTTGGAGACCCAAAAATCCTTCAGTTCGCCAATCCAAGTCATTTATGATTTTATCATTAGCATGTCGTAGGGCTGCATTGGTTGTTGAAATAATGAATATGTGTATGCCCGACATGAGTAAATTTAAAAAATTAAGTCATTTTTAACAACATAATAATGGATTTAAAAACCTACATCAAAACATATTTAGAGGGACGTTTTAAAAAGAAATGGATAGGAATAGACCACGCCGTAACTTTAAAACAGTTGGTTATTTACTGCAAAAAATATGAGGTTACTAAATCCCATGTTTCAAAAGCTTTAAAAGCGATAATGTCAGAGCCTGGCGTTTGCCAATTTTTGATCGTGGGAAGTTCGGGTATTTATTTTCCTGTTGACGACATAGAATTTAGTCAGCATATCAGCGAAAAGAATCGCGAAAAAGAACGTTTGATTAAAGAGTGCATACGTTTAGGAATGGTTGACAGAAGTATTTATAAATCAGCTTTAAATGAATTGAAATGAAAGTTTTTTTGATAACTGTTTTTTTAGTTTTTTATAGTTTATTGGTATTGTATATTTCAATAAAATGTGGATTTTATGTTTCTATGGCAGTATCAATGATGCCATTAATGCAGTTAATAATTTTTGGCGATGAGAAAAAAGTTTAACGAAGTAACCACGTTTATTTTAATTTTTTTGATACCCTTAATTTATAGGAAATGAAAAGGTATAGTAACAGAAAAATTGCATTGGCTTGCGAATTATACCGAAATGGTTCTTCTTACAAAGATATTTCAGATAGCATGAGTATTCCTATTGGTTCTGTAAACGGAGTTTTAAGCAACTACTATACCCAACCAATTTTTGGGATGGCTGTAGAGATTTTAGTAGATAGTAAAATGAATTTTCCAGAAAGCGAAATACCAGATGTTTTGTTTATTCAAACAGAATGTTACTCACCCGTAAGGCAAAAAATATCCGACGATCAAATTAAACGCATTAAAAACGATTTACTTTTTATGAATGTTAAGCAAGTTGCCGAAAAGCATCAAAAGTCATTGAGTGTAATTTATAACATTAAAAGAGGTGGTATTTTTCGCTATCAAAAAATAGTGTGATTTATTTGCTCGTTTGAAAAATTAGCATTTAATTTGCTAACGTTCTTTTGAAATTAGTAAGGGTTAGGCCAGAAACCCCATTTGCGATAAAGCTAATATAGCACTTCCCGTATATGATATTCCGCTGGCCCGGGTATTGTGTACGGGATTTTTTATTTATTAAGTTATGGTACAAACATTTTCAGAGTGGATGGATATTGAAGCAGAATATGACGTTTCAATTGGAACTTCGGATGACAATAAAACTGTTTTACATTTTGAGGCAAAAAGCGGAATCGCTATTTCAAAATCATTTTCAAGAAAACAGACTATTCAATTAATACAAAAGCTAACTAAGTTGGCTGAACAATTAGAAAAATAGATATTTGTAAACAAAGCATTATGGATATATATATTGTAATGTTTTATATTATATATTTGTATTATGAAAAATATAAAAGGATTTGAAAATTATTTAGTATCCGAATCAGGTACGATTATTAATTCTAAGACAGGTAGAAATCTAAAAAATAGCCTAAATACTAACGGCTATGAAATAGTTCAGATTAGCCAAAATGGTTATTCAAAAAATCTTACAATACACAGAATTGTTTATGCTGCATATGTAGGAGATATTACCGATGGATTTGAAGTAAATCATATTGATGGAAATAAGAGAAATAACCATTTTACCAACTTAGAATTAACCACACATAAAGAAAATATGTATAAGGCTGTTTTGACCGGGAATATAAAATCAGGAGAAGATTCTTGGAATTCTCGAGTAGTTTTAAAAAAACATGTTATTACAGGCGAAATATTATCTGAATATGGTAGTATTAGATTAGCCACAAAAGATACGGGAGTTTCCGGACCATGTATTTCTAATTGTATAAACGGAAAGCGTATAACTGCTGGAGGTTTTAAATGGGAGGCTAAATAATGGCTAAACTTGGATATACATTTTACCCCAAAGACTTTGCATCCGATCCTGATGTAATGCTGATGACTTCTTCTGAACGTGGAATTTATAGAGATTTAATAGACTTGGCGTATTTAACTGAAAATTGTATTAAATACTCTCCAGAGGCTTTAAGTAGATATACCAATGGAAGTGTTGAAGATGTGCAGAAAGTATTGGAAACGAAAGGTTTATTTGTTGATGGAATTTGGACAATACCAAGTTGCAATAAGCGGTTGGCAATAATGAAAAGAAATCAAGAAAACGGAAGTAAACCCAAATCGAAGCCAAATCTAACCCAAATCGAAGCCAAAGAAGAAAAAAAAGTAAGCCAAATAACGAAGCAAAGAGAAGTAGAAGTAGAAATAGAAGTAGAAGATATAAAACCTAACGGTTTTAATTTGTTCCAAAACTTCAATTCAGATTTTAAGGTTAAATGGGATTTATGGATTTCACACCTAAACGAAAAAGGTAAATCACCAACGGTAGGCCAATTGTCGGAGCAAATTTCATTGTTGAATGAATTTCCACAAAAGGTTGCCGAACAAATTATTTCAAATTCGTTAAATGGAGGTTATCCATCTTTATACAGGCCAAAATTAGAAAATACTCATAACCCGGAGGCCAAACCTTCAAATATAGGCGTAAAACGCCCTGACGGATTAAAGAAAACACGATAATGAAAAACGAATTAGGTAAAGTTCCACCACAGGCATTAGATTTAGAGGAAGCGGTATTAGGTGCATTGCTTTTGGAAAAAGGCGCGATGTTAATAGTCGATTCGATTATTTCGTTTGAAACGTTTTACAGCGACAAACATAGCATCGTTTACCGCGCGATCAAAAAGCTTTCCGATAATTTAGAGCCTGTCGATAAAGTAACGGTCATAAACCAACTTAGAAAGGATGGTAAATTAGAAGAAGCGGGGGGGGCTTACGGAGTTGCCATGCTAACAAATACTGTTGGTTCTGCCGCAAACGTTGAATTTCATTGCCGTGTTTTACAGGAAAAATTTATGAAGCGCGAAGCTATACGCATTTCATCTGAAATTATTAATTCGGCATTTAATGATAGCGTAGATACTTTTGATATGTTGGAATTTGCCGAACGCGGTTTTAAAGCGATAGGAATACAGGAAACTACATCTTTGGTATCTTTAGGCGTAGGATTGCAGAAAGTGTGGGAAAACTACAACAAAGTTAAAATTAACGGTATTGAGAGTGTCGGTATTAAATTACACTTGCCTGGTGCTGACGAAATTACGGGAATGTTATTGCCTGGCGATTTGGTAGTTATCGGTGGTCGTCCTTCTATGGGAAAAACAATGACCATGCTACATATCGCCCGTATGCATGCAAAAGATAAAACCAGGGGGTTGATTTTTTCGATTGAAATGACATCTACAAAATTAGTCAGTAGGATTGCCGCAGCCGATGCAATGATTACTGCTGACGACCTAAAAAACGGTAAATTATCGGTAGAAGATGAAAGTAGGTTAAACCGATCGATAGGTTATTTGGAAGATTGCCCGTTGCACATCGAAGATGGTCTAACGGACATTTCACGAATAAGAAGCGCAGCAAGGTTACATAAGTCAAAAAATCCAGATTTGCAGTACATAATGGTTGATTATTTGCAGATAATGACAGGAACTGAACCGAACGTTAAAAGTGGAAACCGTGATGCTTACATTGGTTATTTGACAAGAACCTGTAAACAGATTGCAAAAGAATTAGGCGTAGCTTTTTACCTATTGGCTCAAGTTGGTAGGGCAAGCGAGAAACAAGGTTCTACTTTGGAAGCCAAAAAACCTAATATGTCAGATTTAAGGGAAAGCGGAAACATCGAACAGGATGCAGATATTGTTATATTCCCGTTTAGACCAGCATACTATGGTTTTGAATATGATGAAGAAAATAACGACCTAAGAAAAGATATTTGGTGGCTTATACGTAAAAATCGCGATGGTTCAGTAGGTGAAGGTATTGCGAAATGTGATTTAAGTACGCAGCGAATTTATGCCGAAAATGATGCCTTTATTTTACCCACTGGAGGCGGTAATGACTTTGATAACTTTGAACCTGTAAAACCTTTACAAAACTTTTACGAAGTTGATAAAGACCCTTTTTAAATTATAATTGTTTAATACTAAATACAAAATAAAATGGCAGAATTAAAAAATTACAAAATACGTATTCCCTCACCAGAGATAAGTGAGACGGTTCAGAAAATGGCAAATAAAAAAGGATATTTTGTTAGAAATCCAGTAGTAGGAATACCTATGGATGCTGAATATATTTATTTATATGCTGATGGAGATATGACATATGGAAAAAATTGGGATAACCATAAGTTTGAGAAGCATCGCCACCCAGAGATATTGGCAACCGATTTTTTAAACGATTTACAATGATTTTACAAATTTCCCCACACGAAAAGATAACAGACCTAAAAAAGTTTTTGGAAAGCCACGAAGCAATAAGTAAAAATACAAATCCGAGGTTTGATGTTTACCGAAATAGGTTGAAAAAAGTTAGGTTATTAATGAAACAACAAAATATAGAATTATGATATACAGAGACCATTTTCAGAATTACAAAACTTATGCAATTCCAAAGGCGCAGTTAATAATTGCAGATATTCCTTACAATTTAGGGAATAATGCCTACGCTTCAAATCCCGCTTGGTATAAAGACGGAGACAATTCAAATGGTGAAAGTAATTTAGCGGGAAAATCATTTTTTGATACTGATGAAGATTTTAGACCAGCCGAGTTTATGCATTTTTGTAGTACCATGTTAAAACCCGAAACGAAAAAAGTTAAAATAGAAGGCGAAGCAAGGCAAAAAGGTGATGCGCCTTGTATGATTATATTCTGTGCGTTTGACCAACAAATGTATTTGATTGAATTAGCTAAGAGATACGGTTTAAATAACTACATAAATTTAGTATTTAGAAAAAACTTTTCAGCACAGGTATTAAAAGCAAATATGAAGATTGTAGGCAATTGCGAATACGGACTTGTTTTATATCGGGACAAATTACCAAAATTCAGAAATAACGGTAAAATGATATTTAACTGTATTGATTGGCCGCGAGATAACGAAAGCGAAAAAATACACCCTACGCAAAAGCCTGTTGATTTACTAAAGACTTTGATTGAAATATTTACCGATCCTGGAGATGTGGTTATTGATCCTGTTGCTGGAAGTGGAAGTACTTTAATAGCTGCCGAAAGATTAGGGCGTAAAGGATTTGGATTTGAAATAAAAAAAGAATTTCATACCAAATCTAATAAATGGCTTTCAGATGAAAAGGCGATGAAAAAAGAAATAGCGGAATTTGGATTTGCCAAATCAAAAATCAATAATTTATCACCTTCGTTATTTCAATAAATGTCAAACCAACCCGGCGCGTAATTCCTGATAGCTTTCCGCGCCGGTTTAAACTTTAAAAATGGCTGAACTAAAATATAAAACCTGTAAACATTGCGGTGAGGATTACCCACAGTTTTCAAGTTTGAGAAAATGTCCTAAATCCGATTGCCAAAAAAAGGACGTTAAGCCAAAGAAGATTTCACTTCACTCTGAACAAAGAACAAAAGCGCCTTTTTCTAATTCAAAAAGCGAGTTAACGAATTTGGAGCAATTAGCGAAAGTAGCTTTTCAAACCTATTCAAAATTGAAGTTTGGACAAAATGAGTGCATAAGCTGCGGAACTAAAACAGCCGATGCATGGCATGGAGGACATTTGTTCAAGTGCGAATTGTTTAGCGGTTTGATATTCGTAGAAGATAATTGCTGGCTGCAATGCCGAAAATGCAATATTGATTTGGATGGAAACCACGAAAATTATAAAACGAGATTAGAAATTAAAATCGGAACGGATCGGTTCAATAATTTGTTATCGATAAAAGACCAAAGCAGATTTTGGAAACCCTCACGTTTTGAACTAATTGAAATAGCTAATAAGTATAAACTTAAAATTAAAGAAATAAATTCAACCAGGTAAAAAAATGAAAGAACAAGGCGTAATTATCTCGATTTCCGAAATTGAAACATTTGAAACAAAAAACGGACAAGGGCAAAAGCAAAGTTTTGTAATAGAAACAAAAGACCAATACCCTCGCAAGGTTTGTTTTGAGTTGAATCCTACAAAAGTCGATTTAACGAAATTTTCAAAAGGTGATACAGTAGATGTATTTTTTAACCTAAAGTCAAACGAATGGCAGGGAAAGTGGTTTACTAAAGCGGAGGCGTGGAAAGTTGAATTAGTAAATTAAAAATGTTAAATTTTCAATAGGTTGTTGTTTATTAAATAAATCGTACTACATTTGCAATACAAATAAATAAAATGGCAAAGGGAGTAACATCAGTAAGACTAAGCGAAGATGCCAAAAGCAAAGCAGCTAAATTGGCGCATAAGCAAAACAGGACGTTCACAAATTTGGTTGAAACTTTGATTTTAGACCAATATGATAAAGAATTTGTGTTTAACATTAAATCTAAATAACCATGCTATTAGAACTAAAAGGAAAGCATTTTTTAGGTGAGCAAATCGGACGTTATCCGGCTATTTTAAAAGCGTTAAAAGAAATGTTTTGCGAGGTTTCAGAGGTTCAATGGAGTGATGATGTTTTGATCAACGGAGAAAAGCATACCGTAAAAATGTGCAGACATCTTTACAAACAGCACGTAAACCGCGCATTGTTTTGCGAAATGGATGAAAAGGTTTGCAGCGTAGAAATACTTTCTGAAAAACCTGTAGATGTTTACCATTCCTTATTTATGTTTTCGGGTAGATAAATTAAATCAAATACACATACAAAAATGTCAGAGCAAGAAATATTATCCGATATGCATAGATATTTGCTGTATAAAAAATTCCCTTATCATAGTGTTTCTGTAATATTCAGAGGGAACGACTTAGGTTTTCATGTATATTTTATGGAAAATGTTAAGGAAATGGTTACAGAGCAAATTAAAGGACATATAAAATCAAATGGTTTTACGTATTCATTTGTAAATAAGCAATAATTTAATAACCCCACAAGGCACAAAACACTTTAAGATTTAAAAGTATGGAAAATCAAAACATAGAAAATCCACCATTTCACCCGACAAAAAGCTACAATAAAGAAAGCGGGGCTATGAATGGTTTTACTGAAGGCGCAACCTTACGCGATTATTTTGCGGGTAAAGCAATGGAGCAGCATATGGCAAGAGCAGACAATGGGAATACCTTACATATCGCTCAAACAGAATACGAATTAATTGCAAGGTATTCATATGAAATGGCTGATGCAATGTTAAAAGAACGAATTAAATAATCACCTATGGAAAATCAAATTTCATCATTAAAAAAAGGCGATACCGTTTGGGCTTTAAGAACTGACCCATACGGATATTATAAAGAAGGGAAACCGTATCTTTTTATCGACAGGGTTTCAGAAGATGAAAATTCAGAAAACGATAAAATTTATATTGAATCCGAATTATTTCCAATGAAAGATTATTGGATTCGTGTATATGCGTTTAATGAACACTTTTCCACCTCTCCCCCAAACAAGGGGGAGGAAACGGCTGGAGATGTTAATTTTCATGAATACGTATCTAAGTTTATTGAGAAATTTGGTAGGGATGCCGTTGATAAAATTATAGAGGAAGTAGAAAAAAAGAACTTTCCAGGCGAACCGTTTATTGTTCCCGTTCTCTCTCCAGAAAAAACGCTGGAGGAAATAAATGAGCCATTAAGCGAAATTGAGATTAAAAACGCCCAAATATATTTGGCTTCTTACGGTGTTGTAAAAGATTCACTAAACGCCAATACCGTAGATGCTTATTCAAAATTTATAGCAGCTTATGCACGACCTTATATCAGTGGCTTGACCTCCGCCAATGCCGAAATAGAACGGCTGAAAGCCTTTGAGGCGAAATGGAAAGCACTTGATGAAAAAGTAGGCAAAGTATATGAAACCAACGAAGGTGATTTGTGTACCATTGGTGAAATCTGCGCCAGCGAAATGGGGTATATGTTTTAAATGTAACGCACCAACATTGCGAAAATCCTACGACATATTCAAAAGAAGTGATTGAAAGTCCAAATTTCCATCCATTTGAAAGCCTACGTAAATTTAGTGATACTTGCAGTCTACATGAGTTTAAAGAAGCTAAGATTGTAGATATTAGAGAGCCAAAAAGAAAGCAAATAATCAATCACGTTATTGAAAATACAAAATCATTTTAATTATGGAAAACAAAATACAGGCGAAAAACCTTAGGGTTGGCGTACAGTTAAAAGGTACAAACAAAATAATTACAGTAAATGCTGACATTATTAAAGACTTTGAATTAACGCCAATCACATTCAATAATTTTTACTCCCCTATAGAACTAACAGAAGATGTACTGGTGAAGTGTGGGTTTGAAAGAAAAGGCTATACAAGCGCAAAGGGTAAATTGGCATTACACCATCCAGAGCCGATGTACCCTAAAGGCAGAGTGTATTTTAATAGTTGGGCTATCCTTAATGAAATGCCTAAGTATTTACACACGCTACAAAACCTTTATCATTCATTAACTGGCGAAGAATTAATTTGGGAGGGAAACGATGGAGAAGTTTAGCAAATTTATTATTGAAGGCAATGCGTTGATATTGCAAAAAGTGACATTTCACAAAGAAATGGTTAATGATGCATCACAGGTAAAAGGTGGGGGTTGGTTCTTTTATGAGAGCGATACTAACACATTTATTTTATCAAAGGAATCACACGATTTTGGTAAAGCTAAATTAGAAGATATTAAAACATGTATCGAAAATGGGGAAGTTTATAGCTGTAAATACAAGCGCAGAAATATGTCTAAAAGACACAATTTTTCTTACGATACCGGAACCGAAATAATTGAAATTCAAAAACTCACCCCATGAAAACAATAAAAACAACAAAAGGCACATTCATTTTGGTGGAAGTGCCGAAGGGATCAAGTGAATTTCACATAAAAAAACGGGATAACGGAATTATTGCCTTATCTTATTTTATTGAAACGAGAGGTTTTATTGATTTACCCGCCGGCAATTATGAATTAATCGGAAATCCATTCGAATTTTCAGAGGAACAATGGATGGAGATTGTACACTATTTCAAATATTCAGGGCTTTATCAAAATTATAATGATGGAAATTTTGCGTTCAAAACAGCCACCGAAAGCGGCCAATCATGGTTAAGGGCTAACAAAATTTACAGGGAAAATCCGCTCGGAGAAAAACCAAATCATTACGACTATTCAGACGATGATTGCCAAACAGATTGGACGCAGTTTTATATAGACGAAAAAGAATGGCAATCCGCACAAGAAAAAGTTTCTGAATGGGTGATTTTAAAAGTGATTTGATATGGAAAAAGGTAAATATAGTTATTCAGAAGCTAAGGCAATAGCGGATAATGTTTTATTGCTATTAAAGCCTTATTGCTATCGGATTGAAATAGCCGGAAGCATTAGGAGAGAAAAAGAAATTATTGGAGATATTGAAATCGTCGCTATTCCAAAACCTTACCAAACGGGACTTTTTCAAGATGGAATTGCCGATGTTGTCAACCAATGGGAGAAGGTTAAAGGTGAATTGGAATATGGCAAAACAAAATACACTCAAAGAATACTACCCGAAGGAATAAAACTTGACTTATTTTTTGCGGAGCAAGGAAACTGGGGTTTAATATTCGCAATAAGAACCGGCAGCGCAGATTATAGCCACAAAGTTTTAGCTAACGGTTGGGTTAAGCGTGGATATAAAAGTGAAGGGGGATATTTGCAAAAAGACGGTAAACTATACGATGTTCAAGAAGAAAAAGACCTTTTTGAACGCATAGGAATTGAATATGTAGAGCCAAAATTTAGAAACGTTTAACTAATCAAAAACAAGTAATCAAACAAAGTAAATATATGAAAGAGCAAAAACTTTTACAGAGAATAAAGCAAAAATTAGCTTCAATAGCTTGGTTAGTTTTTATTTGGGGAAATGAAATGACCGATGAAGAATATTTTGAAACCATTTATGAGCTAGAGAAAGCGCATAAAAAAATGAACAATATCCCACTATAAATTTTCACCTATAAAAGAAAAACGCCTTCATGTCGAGGGCGTTTTTTACATTTGTATAAACTTTAAAATATTACCTCACAGGAACAAAGAACACAAGCCAAAGAAAAAATGAAACTTTTGATCGCGGCAAACGAACTAAAAAAGCAATCAATAATTTCAGAGAACGAGTATTGGGTTTTAATCAATAAAATCAAACAAAAATTCACAAGTAAGTAATTTTGTGTAGTTTTGAGGATATTTAGGCAGAAAATGAGTAGAGAAAAGGCAATTAAGCCAGAAGAACTATATCCCTATTTCGAGCAGTTTAAAGCCGAAACAAAAGCAAACCCATATAAAGTAATTGATTGGGTCGGGAAAGATGCTACAGAGGTCGTAAGAAAGAAAGAGAGACCCATTACGTTCATAGGATTTGAGGGGTGGCTTGCAAAAAATGGAATCGTTTATCATTTGGGGCATTATTCAGACCCAAAGAATGAATCTTACGCTGAATATTTGCCTATCATCGCGCGTATAAAGGCTGAATGTCGGGCAGATACGGTAGAGGGTGCGCTTAGTGGTATGTTCAATTCTAACTTGGCCGCCAGGATAGAAGGTATTACCGAAAAGAGCGAGGTTACTCAAACAAACGTTGAATTAAGGCCGATAAACGTAGAATTTAAGACTAAAGAATAAAATAGTTTTATAGTTTCTGCGAAAGTGGAATACCAATAAAATAAGGGAAAACGTATTTTTAACGGTTAGGTATAAAACGAACATAGTTTACAATTGACTACAGGATATTTTCTACACGAAAAGCAGCAAAAAGCATTAGACGATATTGAGAAATATCCCGTTTCTGCGTACTTGGGGGGCATTCGTTCGGGGAAAACAATTGTAGGTTGTCATTTTGTTTTATGGATGCTATCAAAACGCCCTGATGAATTAGGTGCAATATTCGCCAATACTACAAAGCAGCTTACCAAATCAACATTAAAGGAATTTAAAGCCGTGCTTCACGCTTACGATATGCGAGAAGGCTTTGAATATGTAGTGAACAAAAACCCAAAGAATGTTTTTGGATACGATTCAAAATTTACAGACCATGACGGGATTTGGTCTTTCTGCAACGGAGCGCAACTATTTACATTCTCTTTAGAAACGCAAATTCGCGGTATCGAATTAGGATGGGTTTTTGGTGATGAGATACAAAATGCCACGAAAGATGAGTTAGATGTAGTGTTGGGTCGTATGTCAGGAAGCCAAAACCCGAAAACGTTCTACGCATTAACCCCGCCAAAAGATAATCCAGAAGTAGATGAAATGATTTACGGTGAAAATGCCATTCCCGTAACTATCGGTACTACGTATGACAATTCGGCTAATTTGCCTGATGGCTATATCGAGATGTTAAAATCTACGATGGATGCACTTACTTTTGCCCGTGAAGTAATGTGCGAACGAAAACCGATGTCAGGTTTAAATTGGCTCTACACATTCAACAAAGAAAAAAACGTTTCGGATCGTGCGGTTTACCAAAAGAACCAGATTGTTTATTTGAGTTTTGACTTTAACAACAATCCTTTTGTGTGCATTTTGGCGCATAAGGGAACTTTGGCGGGGAAGCAGTTTGGTTATATGCATATTTTCGCGGAGGTAGAAATAAATCCCGATGCCGTTGGCGGTTCTACCTATATCGCTACGATTGTACAGGCGATTAAATTGAGAATACCGTACCAATTCGACAACAAGCTAATGATTGTGACGGGCGATGCTTCGGGTAGGGCTCAATCAATCACAAATAGAGTAGGGGAAAATATTTGGACTGAACTTATGAAAGGTTTGGGAATTACCCAAAGGTCTTTGATTGTCAGTGCGAAAAATCCGTTATTGAAAGATAGTCGTGAATTATGCGTTAGTGTAGTTGCCAATTATGACGAATTTTTGATTAATCCTGAATGCAAGTCTTTGATCCGTGATTGTGAGTTTGTAAAAGCCAATGACGACAGCACGATTAAAAAGGATAACCGTAAAAACATAATCCAACGTGCCGACTTTATGGATACGCTTAGATATTTAATTAATGCTTTTATACCTGACTTCTTAAAAAGATAATTATATTTGAATCCTCATAAGGGTGTATTTTTTTCTATCAATGCAGAGAAGCCGATTAATTTCGGCTTTTTTGTTTACAGCCCATTCTTTTTAATCAAATCCTTTTGGTAGTTGGACAAATCAATTACATAATCTTCAATTTCTTTTGCAGTAGGTCTAAAAGCGTTCGGGTATTTATTAATCAATCCTTTTAGTTTTCCTTCTGGATTAAATGCGCTTATCGGTAAAGAATGGAAAACACTTGTCCCCTGGTTTGTTTTCTTTACGAATATTCCCGCAGCAAAAATAGATTGAAGGTTTCCGAACAAAACTAAATTAACGTTTGATTTTTGTCCGATTGTCCTTTTGAATTGGGAATAGCTATCAAAAAATCCTGTTTTGTGTGCTTTTCCGTTTTTGAATTTGTTTTGTCCCGTTTTACCTACTGTCGGAAATTGTCTTGGTGATTGTCCTTTGTTTTTATCGGGATTTACATAAAGCGCGCCGCCTTCGTATTCTTGGGTTGATCCGTTCGCGCCAACGCCTCCGTTTTCAAAAACCCTGATGCCTTGTTCACGTACCACATTAACCACAGCATTGAAGTAAGGTACTGTATCTTCTAAGTCTTTGGCATAATTTCGCAATCTTTTTGCGTGTTCTGATGCTGATATAGGCATAATCTTTATATTTGTTCAAATATACTTGGAAATGGTAAATTTATTAAATGTAAATCAGGAAATTGACAAACAGCTTAATGCGCTATCATATTTAAGAAGTGAGGACGCTGCGGCAAAAAAGGCAATGGAGCCATACACAACAGTTACAAATGTGGTTAAATCCCATCTATATAAAGTATCATTATTAGGTCACGCAAGATTTACGAAAGACGGGCTTCTTATTAAATTACGAAAATAATGTTACCAGATATAGTAAAATACCTAAATAGCCAATTAACTGGCTTTACGTCGGTTCACGGATTGGTGGAGATTATTACGCAGCCACGCACCGACGATTCGGCTCAAAAGAAATTCCCCGCGCTTTATACGGGTAAAGACAATTTGCAGCAGCTGACGAAATTCGATTTTAAAACGGGTTTGGTTTTTTGGTTGAAAAATCGCGTTACCAATACCATGCAAGAAAGCAACAGGGGCGGTAAAAACTACATTCAACAGGATTTGCGACCGATTTGCTACGTGATTACCAAAAGACCCGATAAAACAAGCATCGACGATTTTGAGAAATACATATACCAAAGATTTGTGTTGAACAATTCACGCGAAATACGTGAAGCAACAAACTACAATCGAATTAGAGGTTACGTTACTTCAATCGAAACAAATCCAGAAACTGTAACAAAAGACATTTTTGAAAATATCGAACTACCTTTAAGGCATGATTTAATGTTTGTAAAGATAGAAATGGATATTACTGCTTTTTATTATACTGAATGTTTAACTAATGTGTGCTTATGACAGAATCTAGTTACAATGATGAAACGTGGCATTTTATTTATGCCGGCATAAATCGTCCGCTCATTTTCAAAGACTATATTCAGCACCAAGAAGGTAATACTTTTAAGTTTATAACGAGAGTAAGTCAAATTCTTGTTACCAAAAATTTAGGAATGGTTAAAATAAATTTGAACTAATGAAATACTATTTTGAAGAAGACCCTTTAATTCCAGAATACGGTAAAAGCGTGGGAGGTTGGTAATGGACTGTTGCGGAAACTGCATTAAAATGAAACCCGTTGTTTTGCCTAAGTGCTTACAACCAGATACTGAATACCCGTTAACTTTGGGAACTTTGGTTAATCCAACAGTAACCAATTTTACCATTTACGTAAAGAATACGTCAAACGATGTAAAACGTGAAACAAATTTTACTTTGGACGACATTTCCGATCCTGTGGTTACTTTAGATTTGGCATTGATAGCCGATTTTATAAATCCGAATGCACAGTTTGAAGTTTGGATAAGACCAAACCCGGGACAATATGCGGAACAGTCTAATTTTTACTACGAAGGTTATAACGAGGCAAACTGTATTATTTTAGAGTTTGTTTTAACCAACGATACGGATGGTAATCCAACTTCAATTATAAACCAAACATTAGAGGCGGTATGAGTTCGACTGTAATAACTAAAAAAGGATTCGTTAAAGCGTTTGGTGCAATATCATTTAATATTGATTCTCGTTATTGTATTTCATTGATTGATAATTTTAACAAAATTGAATCGAGTCAAAGATACACATCGGCTCTTTTCTTTATTAAAGAATACAATGGAGAGAAAATTGGAATTGATATGGTTTTTATCGAACAGGTGTATGCCTTGTACGAGGCACTAACATCAAAAAAAATTGAAAAGATATGATAGGATTAGTAGGTGGACTTTTAATTTTGATGAAGATTTTCGGCATGCTCATGCTTATTTCTTTGGAGTGTTTGGCGGTTCGGATAGCTTCAAACGAAGGAATGATATTTGAAAAGTTAGACAATTGGCTAAACGATAACCTAAAAAGTTGGATTTATAAACCTTTATGGGGCTGTGTTTATTGCATGGCTTCTATACATGGCTCACTACTTTTTGTTACGGTAGGCGTTCATGTAATAGGTTTAGATTGGGCTTTATGGCCTTTGATATGCATTTGTGCAATTCCCGTAAATGGGTTTGTGGCGCTATCATTTGATGTTACTAAAAATAAAACGGAGGAAGTTTATGAGCATAATGAGGATTGATTATAAATTGCCTGACAGCCGAACGCAAACGGCAATAGGTGTAAATTCAAATCATTGCGAATTCTTTGAAGATAGATTAGAATATAAATCACTTCTAAAGTGTAAACAAGCAAAGGACGGCGATGTGTATTCCATTTGGGAGGAAAGGCATATCGAATCACAAGGTTTTACTTTGCGTAAATTTATTTTTAATGTTCACGCTAATTATTGGCATGATGAAATTTCAGAAGGTTTTACAATTAGTATCTATGCGGAAGCAGACCCTATTAAAATAACCTATTCAGTTGAACAAGAATCTAAATACAAGGCAGATTACGAATTCATTAAAAATTGGATTTTAAACAAATAACATATACTTGGCAGAAATGAATTTACACAAACTACTATTTCCGAAGGTTCACGAAGAATTGCAATGGTTAAAGTTCTATTCAAATGAAAAGGATATTGATATTAGACAATTACAAGAACTTGTTGAAAGGTTGCCTACCCGCGAATCATTGCTTGCAGAAATAGCGGAAAGCAAAAAACCAGATTGGAAAGAGAATTTAGAATTCATTTTTGATATTGAAGGAAAGAAGTATTACAAGTTTATCGGGGTGGAGGCTTTGCCATTAAACCGTTTACAGGAACTACAGGTCTTGCTTATTGAATTAGACAATAGGTTAACACGTTCCGAAATGGAAACGCTTATTAAAATAGGGCGTAATGCTTTTACGGAAGCTTTCGAGGCGGTTAAGGCTGGTAAATAAGCTGATGCATTGATGAAAGGTGCATTTGTATTTGAGGAAATGGAAAGCAGAAACGAGCGGGTTTTATTCCATCCAGAAACACTTTGGCAAATTGCAGCCGTTTTGATCGTGAGAGAGGATGAAGATGTAACGGTAATTAATGACGTTATCCACGCTGAAAAGATTGAGATTTGCCGCCAACGGGGGGGCGATGTTGATTTTTTTACAAAAACGGGGCTTCCTTCATTCATTCCCAATGTAAAAATATTAAACGAAAATTGGACAAAGTTATTGGGGCTTCAAATAGAAATCATAGAGAAAAGTCGTTCAACATATCAAAAAATAGCTGGCGAGATAAACAGTACAACTACGTAAAAAGTCTTGACGATGACATTTTAATACTTTGCAACGGCTCACCAACTGAAGCAAAGGAATTTAAACGAAACGGGACATTTGGCGAATATTTGACTGCTCTCACCAAAAAAATAAGGGAAAGTAAACCAGATAAATAATGGCTGAAATAATAATAGTAGAATATCGCGCGGAAACGTCAAATGCGGTTACGGAGTTAAACAAATTAGCTGGCGTAACCAATAAACTTGAGGACGTAACCGACAAGGCAAATAAGGACATCCAAAAGGATTTCAAAGAAAGCGCGAACGCGGCAAAAAACTTTACAAACGAAGTAAAGTCTGGCAGTTCTACTATTGCAAAAGCATCTACCGAAAACCAAAAAGCAATAAAAGGAGTTGGCACACAGATGCAATCCTTAAAAGGAATAGCACAACAACTTGGCCCGGCTTTAGGCATTGCTTTTGGGATTGAAACGGTGGTTAACTTCGGCAAACAATCTGTATTGGCCTTTATTGATGCCGAGAAAAATGCACAATTGTTACTTAATGCATTAAACGGAAACGTTGCTGCACAAGGCCGATTATTGGCACAGGCAAGCCAAATACAAAACACTACTATTTATGACGATGATACCATACAACAGGCGCAAACATTTCTTGCAACACAAGGTAGAACCGAGGAGCAGATAACCAAAGTAATTGCAGCGGCTGTAGATTTGTCTGCGGTAACAGGAGAAGATTTACAAAGTTCGGTAGAGAAGTTGGACGCTACTTATGAAGGTTCTATAGGTCGTTTGGGTAAATTGGATAGCAGCCTAAAAGGTTTGAGCAAAGCAGAATTAGAAAACGGGGCTGCAATAGATATACTTGCAGCAAAATACGAAGGTTTTGCTGTAGCTGCGGGTGAAACAACTGCGGGTAAAATAGCAAAGGCGCAGAACCAATTCGATGAATTACAAGAGGCCGTAGGCGGTCAGATTTTAATTAACTTCGGACGTTTGGTTGATGCTTTCACGGCATTGAATAACGGTGACATTAACGGGGCATTGGCAAAATTAGATGAATTTGGCGATGCCGTAAACTTTTTAGGAAACCCGTTTTTAGAACTTGTTTCCGCGATCCAAAATTTTAGGAATGCATTTGAGCAGATAGCAAACGGAGAATTTACGGCAGCTTTCCAGAGCTTCGGAAATGCAATATTAGATACTATCGAAGGTGTTGTTCCAGGTTTTAAATTAGTAGAAAACGGATTACAGAAAATAGGTGAACAGTTAGGAATAATCGACGATGAAAGCGAACAAAGCCCATTTGCTACAGGGAAATTTGCGTCCGGGTTTGATTTGTTTGCAAAAGCTGTAGCTGCTGGTGGAGATGAGTTGGAAACATTCTACCAAAAGGCAAAATCAGTTTACGGTACTACAAGAAAAGAGTTTGATGAATATGTAAAAGCTCAAAAGGCAGCTACTGCTGCGACAAAAGACGATATACCTCCAAAAGGAGACCAATTAACTGCGCTTCAGATGCTAAACGCAGAACTTAAAAAGTATACAGAGAATGTATTAAATACAATAGCTTCAGGCGGGATAGTTAAAAAATCGGACATCGATAAAATAAATGAATTAGAAGCAAAACTTAAATCTATAGCATCACAATTTGATCGATTAAGAAAGCCTCAAAATGATAAGCCAATAACAAATGATGCTACTGGATTTGACACAGAAACAGGAACGGTTGATTTTGCGCAGCGACAATTTGACGCAACAAAAGATATTTTAAATAAAGGGCTTGATGCATTTAATGCGGTTGAAGATGCTAAGCAAGCTAAAATAGAAGAAACGAAGCAAAAGCAAAAGGAAGCAGCACAATCTGCGCTTCAAACAACATTAGAATTATTAAATTCTGTTTCACAAATTGTAAATTCAGTTTATCAGGCTCAACAAAACGAATTAGAATCAGCAACACGAAATGAAATAGAATTAGTAAGAGAATCTACTCTATCTCAAGAAGAAAAGGCAAAAAAAATAGATGAAATAAACAAAAAATCAGCCCAAAAAGCATACGAAATACAAAGAAAGCAGTTTGAGACAAATCAGGCTATCGCGATAGTACAAGCTATCATAAATACTGCGGCTGGTGTTGCAAGCGCATTCGGAACGGCTGGAGATATTTATGCGGGTATTGCATTGGCTGTAGTTGCGGCAGCTGCGGGTGCTGCACAAATTGCGGTTATTGCTTCTCAAAAACCACCTTCACCACCTTCATTTTTTAGCGGTACTTCATACGTTCAGCGTGGTAATAATCCTGTAGGTAGAGATACAGTTCCCGCATATCTTCACGAAGGTGAAGCGGTTATAACAGCCGAAAAGAACGCTAAGTATAAAGGACTAAGCGCGGCAATAAATTCTGGAAATCTGGAAAGCTTTTTAGCAACAAGCACAGGCTCTCCTTTAATTGCTGAATACGAAAAGAAACGACAAAAACAGGAACGTTCGTTAATGGCCGAAAGTATGGCAATGCATTTCAGCGGTGGTAAATTAAACGATAGGAATATAGTGGGAGTTGGAGTTCAGGGAAATAAAATATTAGGCGAAATTGCAGAAAACACTAAGCAACAAAGAAGAAATAAAAGAAGCGTTAATTAAACTATTATGATAAGGGTTCTTCTAAATGGAGTAGAGGTAGTAAATCAACCGGACGGAATTGATAAATTAAATGAAAAGTTTTCATTGGCATCTATCATGCCTGTATTTTATACAGAAATAACAGGAGAACTAACATTTTATAATGATGAATTCAATTACCTTTTTGACGAGTTCAAAGAAAACCCATGTGGAATTATAACGGCGGAAATACAGCAAAAAAGAGGAGATACATCAAATTGGCAAAGGCGTTTTATAGGTAATATATTTATAGGCGATAGTGAATTTAATTTTGATCAAAGAACAGTTTCTTGTCAGATTGTAGATGATGGGTTTTTAGCGCGGCTTGTTAACAATGCAGAACTTTCCATAAATCTCGCGTGGCAAACAACCAAAAACGGATTCCCATTGTCGGTTACCTATAATGATATTATATGTATGCGGGCAAATGATTATACCCAATATTGCAATAGGATAGGCGTAAGGCCTTTCGACGCATTAACGTATATGGTTTCATGGGTTTCTGACAATACTGTTATTTTTGAAAGTGATTTTATAGAAAATGACCCACTCGTAAATACATATTGGTTATTTAGTGGAAAAAATCTAAGAAGCAGCATAAATACAGATTTGCCGATACTTACATTAAGTAATATAATAAATGATTTGCATAGAATGTATCATTTATATGCATTTACATATACTAATTCATTAGGGCAAACAGTATTTAAGTTTGAGCCATATGAATACTTTGAAAACCAAAACACGGTAACTGAATTCAAAAATATAAAGGGCATCGTAGCGACAAGAAACGAAAAAGCATTTTATTCAAGTATTAACTTTGGCAGTTTTAAAAATAGCAGCATTTCTTCAGATACGCAAGGAGTTGTTGACGACCCTACATCAACATGGTTTATCCCTCAATTTAATGAATATTTTGTAGGGTGGAGTTCAAACGATAAAGTTTCGTTGACTATTGAATGTAATAACGCGGTCACATTAGATTTACGAAATTCAAAACTTATAACTGATTCAAACCTTGTTTCGGAAGTCATGGTAAACGGCACGATCCTTACAGGTTCTGATATAGATACTTCTTATGATGAAGATGTATTTTTTAGCCAAGATGAAGGAGCGTTTACTTTAATACCGTTGTACCCGATGGATATTAATGATTCCTATGCAATCATTTTTGGATATTTTAATGAAAGCGTAAGGAATAGCAATATATTAGCGCGATGGCTTTCTGAAATATGCTTTGCAAAACCTGACTATCCTTTGGGCTGTGAATCGGCGGCATACGTTACTGCAGATTACGTATCTACTGATGATTATTTACATTTTGATAGTAAAGACGATCCGTGTAATTTTATTAATGACAGCTTTTCGGGTCAAAACGACCAATACACTATCCCTGATACAGTAATAAACAATGGTAGTGTATTTAACGTTACTATTAAGATTATACTTGAGAATACAACAGCTTCGCCAATAGCAGCAAGAATATCGAATTCAGGCTACCCATCATTTAATATGGGTAATCCTTTGACAGGCACTTACAACGCATATTATGCAAATGGATTTTTTACACCGATAGACCCTACTTGGACGAATGCCTCATTTAATGGCGCATCTGCATTTGTTACAAGGGTAATAAATCCTGGGGAAACGGTTGAATATAATGGTTATTTTCCTAATATGATATTATACCCTACTGGAATTTATGCGGTTCAGTCAGGAGTTAATTCGGCAATATTCTTAACGGGGCTAACCGTTAAGGAAGGTTCTTTT